TAGAAAAAAATTCCCACGGCTTCAGAGGTCGTCTAAGGTTTGCAAAGGATATATAAAAATAAATTACACAATAGGAAAATGAAGATTAGTGTAGACAACTATGAGAAGGATATTATAATGGAAACCCTTCAGTATCGCTTAGAGAACGACAACATACTACTCATAGACGGATCATTGAAAGATGACTTAGAGGATCTGCTGTCAAGGCTGGAAGAACCGACCCTCGACTAGAAATAAGTGCCATATATAACTTGACTGTTGCATGAATTGAATTGTAATGGTATAATGTAAGTGTAATTATTACGAGGTTATGGCAAAAGGATTCACAGTAAAGGCAGGAGTGCCGAAGAAACAAAATAAGGACGAGTTTGAGATTGATGAGTGTCGTAAACTGATAAGAGGAAAGACAATCGTATTCTGTCTACCTGGTAGAGGTGTATCCTATCAGTTTCTGAAGAGTTTCGTAGGTCTCTGCTTTGATTTGGTGCAGAACGGTGCAGGTATTCAGATATCACAAGACTACAGTTCGATGGTGAACTTCGCAAGATGTAAGTGTTTAGGTGCAAACGTTCTCAGAGGGCCTGATCAGAAGCCTTGGGATGGCAATCTAAAGTATGACTATCAGTTATGGATTGACTCTGATATTATGTTTGATACAGAGAAGTTCTACAGATTAGTTCATAATGCCATACCAAAGGAGGCAAGAACCTATGAGGATGTGATACAACCAGTCAAAGAAGCAGATGGTACAGAGAAGAAGGACGAGGAAGGTAAGGTAGTCACTCAGGTGGTTGGTCAGAACATCATCATTGATCCAGAGAAAGAAAGAGAGATCGTTGCAGGTTGGTATTGCACAGAGGATGGGCGAACAACTTCCATTGCTCACTGGCTAGAGGAAGGTGACTTCCGAAAGAATGGTGGAGTGATGAACCACGAAACTCTCGAAACAATGAGTAAGAGAAAGAAGCCGTTCACTTGTGATTACACAGGATTCGGTTGGGTGCTCATCAAGAATGGAGTGTTTGAGCACGAAGAGATGAAGTATCCTTGGTTTGCACCTAAGATGCAAGTGTTTGAGTCTGGAGAGGTACAGGATATGTGCGGAGAGGACGTTTCCTTCTGTCTGGATGCCATTGAAGCAGGTTTTGATATCTGGTGTGATCCACTTATCAGAGTCGGGCACGAAAAAACAAGAGTAATCTAATGAAAGATCAGAACACTATCAATACACAAGAAACAGAAGAGGTTAGATGGAATCGTGGACTGGATCTCTTTATTGAGTCAGTTCACAAGCCTGATGACAAGTTGAGGTCTTGTGCTCATAATCAGAACTGTTATGATGAATTGATGGGAGTGAAGGATAAAGTCTTAGAGTATCTTAAAACTCTGAGGAAGTAAAAAAATCGTCGTCAAAGACAAAAAATCGTCGTTAAAGTTAAAGGAGTATCATTTATGGCAACAAGATTTAATAATGGAGTACCAACTGTTGAATCAAAACCAAAGAAGTCGAGACAAGGAAGAGGAAAGCATAGTAAGTACTCTGCTACGAGCCGTAATGGGGCAAAGAAGAGATACAGGGGTCAAGGCAAGTGAATTGTTGGCACTGTGACACTGAGTTGATCTGGGGTGCCGATCACGAACTTGAAGAAGAGTTCTACGGTAAGGATCATGCCTATGACTTCGTATCTAATCTTCATTGTCCCAAATGTCAATCTTATGTAGAGGTATTTCACCGTAAAGATGAATAAGCATTACTTAAAACTCTATACCTATCTCGCACCAAGTAAGGTGTGTGATGGTGTAGGGGTTTTTGCATTAACCGAAATACCGAAAGATACATTAATATGGAGAATCTTCCCAAAAGAGTATCATAAGTATAAATGGGAAGAGATACCGAATGAATATGAGGATTACGTCACAAATATGACCTTCTGCGATGAAGAAGGATTTAAAATAGATTGTGACCTTGATCGGCTCTATGGAGCATACTATGTAAACCATTCGGAGAATCCAAACGTCCGTATTGGTAAAAACGATGAGTACATCTCAACTCGAATCATCTATAAAGATGAAGAGATACTATACAACTATCCACTAAAAGACAGAATCTGGCAATGAGCACATTAATTACAAATCTACCTGCATATGATGTATGGGTAAGAAAAGAATACCTTACAGACCATAAGAGTGGTCACGGTGAGTTTGAAAAGGGAGTATGGGTATCTGCAAAGAGTATGCCTGGTCGTGCTTTCTACTTTGAAACATATCTACCAGAATATGCAGCAATGTTTGATAAGTTACCGATATCTGCTTTCTTATCTCGTCCAGTGACACCAGATCCAGATATGACTCTACATAACCTACAGTTCTGGAACTGTATGGATTACGGTGTAGTGGCAGTACAGAAGCAGTTTATCGGTTCAATGCACTATGAAGTCTATACTCGTGACTATGGCACTCAAACTGGCACATATGTGTGTACTTTAGACAACTATCATGCTGATGTAGATGCGATTGACTACTCAACAAGTGAGATACCAGCTGAACATAAGTCACATAATATCATTGAATTAGATAATGGTCAGTTTTGTCTCTATCCAAACAACAGAATGAGGATATATGACAACAGTATCACTCCTGAGACACCTAAGAATCCAGATTTTAAGGTATCAACCGTGTATTATCAGGTGGAAAACGGTCATGATCGTGATGGATTGGGTTCTGAAGAGAATTATTTCTGGAAAACAGCAAAAGAGAGGAAAGAGAGACTTCCATTTGAACCAGAAAATGAGGTAAGTATCGATATTGAACCAGAATTGGGATAAATAAGTCAACAAGGAGAGTAAAATGGTAATTAAAATTGATAAATCAGATGAATTTATTGAATCTGGTCGAAAATTGATCAGTGAATACGATGGTGATGCCTATTTTAAAGAGGAAGAAGAGAAAAAACCCGAATTTTTGAAAGAGGACTAATAAATAAACGTATTACTCCAAAAACCCTTATAGATATATTAGGAAAAATATATCAAATTGAATGGTAGTTAAAATTTCTCGTGCATTTAAAGACATTAGTTTGTCATTTACGAAGCATCCTGTCACAAATGATGTGACTGTGCTGAAAAATGAAGATGCAATTAAGAAATCAGTTGTAAATTTATGCCGAACACGTATAAATGAGAGATTTTTTAACGATTTATTGGGTACATCAATTGAAGATTCGTTATTTGAGACGAATTTGAATGACATTGCATCATTTCTAGAGAGGGAAATTGCTACTTTACTCAAAAATTTTGAACCAAGAATCAAATTGAGTAATGTTCTTGTTGAATCTCTAATCGATTCATATGAATTGCAGATAAGAATTGAGTATGAAATTACAGGATTACCGTTTCCAACACAAAATATCGAATTTTTACTTCAACCGACTAGGGTATAATGTCATTTACACAGTTTACAAACCTCGATTTTAATACTTTAAGGGCTCAGATCAAGGATTATTTGAGATCAAACTCAAATTTTACAGATTTTGACTTTGAAGGGTCTAACTTTTCTATATTGATAGACACTTTAGCGTATAACTCTTATATAACTGCCTATAATACGAATATGGCTGTTAATGAATCATTCATTGATAGTGCAACTCTACGTGAAAACGTCGTATCATTAGCAAGAAATATAGGTTATGTTCCAAGATCCACTAAATCATCAGTTGCAACAGTTAGTTTTACCGTTGATGTCTCAGATATAAATGCTAAACAGGTTAAATTAAACTCAGGTCTAGTGGCATTAGGTGCTGTTCAAGGTGGAAATATTGTATTTTCAATACCAGAAGATATTACAGTAACACCAAATAGTAACGGAATTGCAAGTTTTAATAATATTTCATTATTTGAAGGGAATTATTTGACAAAAATATTTCAAGTAGACACTTCACAAACAAATCAAAGATTTATTTTACCAAATTCAAATATTGACACCTCTTCAATTCGTGTAACTGTTACTGAGCAAAATGATGGAGTCTCTACAGTATTTCAATATAATCTGTATACTAATATATTTGAAGTGAATCAAAAATCTAGATTATTCCTAGTTCAAGAGATAGATGATGAAAAATATCAAATTATGTTTGGTGATAATATTTTAGGTAGACAACCAGCAAATGGATCTAGCATTAATGTCAGTTATATCGTTACTAATGGGGAAGAAGGTAACGGTGCTGCTAATTTTACCTTCTCTGGAAGATTAACATACATTTCTGGAGGTGTTGATGTTGATATTACAAGTGGTATATCACTTTTAACGACCACTCAATCTGCTGAAAATGGTGATTCGATAGAATCGATTGATAATATCAAATATCTTGCTCCAAGAGTCTATGCATCACAATATAGAGCAGTTACACCTAATGATTATAAGAGTCTAATACCATTCTTATACCCAAATATTGATTCAGTAAGTGCTTATGGGGGTGAAGAACTTGATCCACCTGAATTTGGTAAGGTTTATATCACTGTAAAACCTAAAAATGGTGAATTTTTATCAGCTGTAGCAAAAGATTCAATTAAAAATGACTTAAAAAAGTATACGGTAGCTGGAATTAAGCAAGAATTTTTAGATTTAATGTATTTGTATGTTGAATATAATTCAACTGTATCATATGATGCAGGATTTATTGCTGATAAGTTAAATTTACAGACTAGGATCATATCTGCAATTGAAAATTATGCAAAATCATCAGATATTAATTCTTTTGGTGGAAGATTGAAGTATAGTAAGTTACTTTCTCAAATTGATAAGGTTGATACTGGAATAACTTCAAATATTACAACACTTGTTATGAGAAGAAATATGATTCCAGCGTATAATACTATTGCAACTTACGAAGTTTGTTATGGAAATAAGTTTCATGCTGATTTAGAGGGTTTTAACGTTCGTTCATCAGCATTTAAACTTGATTCTGTTGAAGGAAACATATATTTAACAGATTTTCCAAATAATGACCAGTTGACTGGAATAGTTAAATTTTTTAAAATTGAAAATGGAGTAATTACTTATGTCAATAATAATGCAGGCACTGTGGACTATGTAAAGGGTGAAGTAATACTATTTCCAGTGAATATTTCATCCACATCATTATCCAATCGTGTTGAAATTGAAGTTACTCCAGAATCAAATGATATTGTGGCAAAAGAGAACCTTTATATTGTGCTAGATACTACAGGAAATAGTAAATTAAACCTATTAGAGGATGTTCTTGTTTCAGGTTCAAACGTTTCGGGAACAAATTACACACCACCCTCTAGTTTCATTAGTAATAAAAAATATACAAGATAAGAAATGTCTGATAAAAAAGTCAAAATTTCAAATATTCTGGGAAGTCAAATACCAGATTTTATACAAGCAGATAATCCACTTTTTAAAGAGTTTTTGACTCAATACTATGAGTCCGAAGAACGTGAGTATGGAACAACATACTTAGCTGACCATATTGCATCATTTAAAAAGATACCTACTGTTGCTGACATTTCTTTAGTTGAAAAACAAACAGTTCCTGCTCCTAACAGCACAATTCCAGAATCACCAGTGGTTTTATCATCATTTACTTATGCATATGATGATGTAATTAACGTGAATCAAACAATAGGATTTCCAGAAACATATGGATTAATAAAAATTGATAATGAAATTATCACATATACTGGAAAAACTGAAAATTCATTCACAGGATGTGTTCGTGGATTTAGTGGCATATCTGAATTAAAAACTCAAGGAAATCCAGAGTTTTTAACATTTAGTGATACTAATGCATCAGCACATGAATCTAATTCATCAGTTCTCAATTTAAGTTTTCTATTTGTAACTGAATTCTACAAAAAATTTAGAAAAAACTTTTTACCTGGTTTAGAAGATAGAAGTCTTTCCTATGGATTAAACGTAGAAAATATTTTATCAAGAGCAAGAGACTTTTATAGTTCAAAAGGAACAGACGCATCTCTACAAATACTTTTTCAAGTTCTTTATGGTCAACAAGTTGAAATTATTAAACCTTTTGA